TAACAGGAGCAGTGCCATCAGGAAAACCCCAGTTTGATCCAAAGGCAAGTGTTCTTGTTCCTGTACCATCTTGTACAATAAAGATACTTCCTACCTGACCTGCCACACAGTTGGTTGGATTTTCTAATGTTCTGTTACCTGCTAGTGTAATTGCAAAGTTCTGTCCTGTATTAAAGTCAACTGCGATACTTGCTGCGTCTGTGAGACTTACAATGTCTGCTACAGCAGCAGTACCAATACGAAGTTCTTTTCCTAGAAGCGCATCTACTCCAATAGCAACCGCACTTACATAAAAGTCTGTACCACTTACTGTACCAGTTAATGTACCACCAGCAAGAGGTAAATGGTTTGCAATGCTTGTTGCCATTGTTGCCGATAGATTTGTAATAACTGTATTAACACTTGTAATAGCAGCAGTTCTATTATTGATACTTGTAGCAAATGTAGCAGATAGATCAGTAATGACCGTATTAATACTCGTAATAGCTGCTGTGTTCACACTCGTTAAAGCAGAGACTGCTTCTACTACAGTATTGATACTTGTTATTGCAGCAGCATTAACTGAAGTAAGTGCAGAGACTGCTGCTACTACAGTATTAATACTGGTAATAGCTGCAGTATTTACAGATGTAAGAGCAGAAACATTTGCAACTACTGTATTAATACTAGTTACTGCTGCAGTATTGACACTTGTTAAAGCTGAAACTGCAGCAATATTTGTATTACTATTTCCAATGCTAGTAGCTAAAGCTGCAGATACAGTAGCAAGTTCTGCACTTGTAGCATAGTTACCACCATCACCTATAATAGAATTAATACTTGTTATAGAATCTAAATTAGTTTTTGTAAGTGCAGAAACTGCAGCAACTTGTGTAACATTAGCAGCAGATACACCTGCCATTAAAAGTTCATCAGCATCAATATTAGTAGCACTTAAAATTCCAAAGACTGCAGAGCCTGTAGCAACAAAAGCAGTACTAACAGAAACTGTCCCAAAGTTTTGATCAGCAGATACAGCTATAACACCACTAACAGGTATAGAACTAGATACAGCCCCACCCACTGTCATCTTAATACCTGTACCAGCATCAACTTGTTTTACAGTACCACCTTCAGCAGAAGGAACATTTGTAAGTCCTGAACCGTCACCTACAAAAAACCCAGCACTTACAGTACCATTAAATACACCAGAAGATGCAGATACTCTAGCAATATGAATTGTTGTGTCAGCTAAACTTACTGCAATAGTTGGATTACCTGCAGTTCCATCTGCATTACCTATTGTTATTCCTGTACCAGCAGTAAGCGTTCTACCTAATGCACTACCGCTATTCATTGCTACAAGACCAGTAATACCTGTAAGATCAGTAATAGCATTTAATGTAGATGCATCAGCAGTAAGCGCAACACCATTTAATTGAAGTGTACCATCAATATTAACAATACTATTAGTAAGCTGTAAAGGAGAATTAGTACCATTACCATCTTGTACTGCTTGAAGAGTAGTAGTTAGTCCTGTATTATCAGAACCTATTTGTAATAGTTGCTTATAGCTATTAGCTATCTGTTTACCTGTAAGTGTTGCCATTATACCATATTCCAATCTTCATCTGTAGCTTCCCAATTAGATGTTGCAGATTCCCATAAAAGATTTCTATCATTATTAAGAGGTGGTCTAGGATTTCTAATTGACTCGTCATCCTTTACATTAGGTGCCTTATTTTGAGGATGATTTTTTAAGTCAAACGTACCATCAAAATCTGTTGGGCAAACCATCAAGCCATAGCTATTCATTTTTAAAATTCTATGTGGATACTTAAACCCACATATATCACAGAGACCTACAGCCTTTCTATCCGTTGCCATTATACTGATCTTATCTTAGGTAAGAAAAAGATACTAGCACGTTCAGAATCTTCTGTCAAGGCTCTTTCTAATAATTCTTCATAGTTTTGTTTAAGAAATGTAATTTTACCAGCATCTACACCGGGACGTTTAATGGACATATAAAAAGCTAGACCAGCAGATAAACAAGGTAAAAACCTTTTAGGCACATCTGCATTCTGTCCAGCCGATCTATTAATATCTTGTAACTCACTAATCTTTTCAACTTTTAAAACATCTGTTGAGTTTTCTGGAATAGGCCAGATAAAGAGTGTAGGGTTATCTCTATTTCTTTTAATTGTGTATTGAGTAGCTCTACCCGTCTGTCCCTTTTGAGGTACTCGCAAATACTCTTCAAAAGATATTCTAGTTAAAGGTAAATCTGTATTATCTCTGTTAATAATAACTTGTAAAGCATCTATAGTAGAATCACTTAGTTCATAAGAAGACACACTAGCAGTAACTGTGATAGCAGAAGATTCAGTTGACCATAATAGAATACCTCTATTCTGCCAATCCTTTAACATTAAATTTAGTGATCTTCTTGCAGAAGAAGGCTCATGACCAAGTGTTTGCTCACCACCGATCATTTCTGTGGCTTCCTGAATTACATCGTCAATATCTAATGTAAAATTAAATGTACCAGTAGTAGCCATCTATTTTTTCCTTTTAACTTTTTTCTTAGTCTTCTTCTTTTGTGGAGGCTTTGTAATCTGTTGACTTATCTTTGATCTAGTAATAGCCATACTAACACTTCCATCTTTTTCTAGCCTGTCTTAATCTTGAGTTAGGATTCTTAGCTGCCTTTGGAAACTTCTTCATTTGTCCCGCTGATCTAGCACAGTAACTCTTACGTCTAGCTGCTCTTTTTCCAGTAGGTTTAGATTCAGTTACAGCAGTCTGTAGTTTACTGCCGGGATTCTCTCTACGATATTTAGCTACTCCTTTAGCAGTCATACCTGCACCAGACTTAGTAGGACGTTTTTGTCCTCCACCAATGGTATGACCCTTCATACCTTTACCAGTAGATTTTCTTTTAGTAGCCACTGCTCCACCCTTCTTTCGATAAGCTTTAGTTTTCTCAGCAATCTTTGTAGGTTGTTTAGAAAACTGTTTACCTTTTTTAGTGTCTTCTTTTTTCTTACGAGTTGTTGCAGCATACTCAGACGAGGAAAGAGATGCTCTTGCTTTCTTGGGAAGATACCTTTCTCCTGTCGCCTTCGGACCTTGTGTAGAGGGTTTGCCCGACTTTGTTCCCCAATCTTGCTTCGTCCAGTTCTTCAGGCTTTTCTGTGACTTTGTAAGCGCCATTAGCTTTTGTAACCCCCGCCCTTCTTCTTGTATTCTTGCGCCAACATCTGTGCTTTTCTAGCTGACCACTGGCCGGGTTTACCGCCCTTACTACCTGACTTAATTTTGTTAAATAGGTTTTTACGCATAGTTGGTTTTGTATAATTACCTGCCTGATTGACTGTTGACTTCTTAACAGTTCCACCTTTTTTCTTTCCTCTCACAGCTTTAAGATCAGCAGCAGTAATTTTTTTCCTTGGACTTGCTACTGCTGCTAATTTTTTTTGTTTAGAACTGTACTTAGAAAAAGGCATTATTTCTTACCAGTTGCCATTGCATATCTTTGACGAACAGGACCACCAGCTTTTCTGCTAGTCATCTTAGATGCCATTCCAACTCTTTTACGAACAGGCCCACCCATATTCTTTTTCATAACTTTACCACCATAAGCTTTTTTATTTTTCACAACCTTACCCCCATATTTACGAGATGCACTTCTTTTTTTATCTTGAGCTTGCTGTAATAAATCTTTTTTAGATTCAAGCTTACTCTGCAACCTTTTACCTATAACCGCCCGCTCTTTAATTGTTTTACTTTTATCAGCAGTATTTTTTTTAATTTGTTGTTGGATATTCTTTATTTCTTCCATAGTCTTTTTTTCTGCAGCAGTAGCATCTTTTATACTTTTGTTTTTTCTAGCAGACTTAGCACTAATATCTTGTAGATACGAAGATTCACCTACAGTAACTTTTCCAGCTTTACCAGTTTCTACATCTCTCATACCGGGATAATTAGGAGTATCAATCATTAATCTAGATTCTAATTTTCTAGCTACATCAGTAGGTGTATTTTTAGGTTTTCTTTTAGCTATAGATTGAAAAATTTTTCCTTTAGACATAATTTTAATTCCTTACTTTTCCAAAACCAGAGCGGGCTGCACCAACTCCAATAGGGCCACCCTTTTTCTTGTACTTAATTTGTCCACCTTTTCTTTTTATTCTAAGCAAGCCACTTTCTACTAGCTCATCTATTTCACTTTTATCAATAGCACCTCTAGCATTTAAGCCCATTGCTTCTGCAATATTACCAACC